CACTTTGGCCTAAAGTCAAACAGCTTACAACACAATCAAGATTGCAGTGATTTCATTGATTGGTTTATAGCCACTGCCAAGGCCAATGGATGCGAAACTGGCATGTTTTTGGGCGACTGGAGTCACCAACGTGCGGCTCTCAACATGCAGACCTTGCAGTACAGTCTACGTAGCCTGGAAAAACTAAGCGCAACCTTTGATCGGTTTTACTTTATTCCAGGCAACCACGATCTGTACTATCGTGACAAACGTGACATTTATTCAACTGAATGGGCTCGTCACATACCCAATATTCAAATTGTCAATGACTGGTTTCAAGACGGCGATGTAGTAATTGCTCCGTGGCTTGTGGGCGACGATCACAAACGCATACCAAAAATGCAAGGGCAATACATGTTCGGGCATTTTGAACTGCCGCATTTCAAAATGAACGCCATGGTAGAAATGCCAGATCATGGTGACATACAGGTCAATCACTTTGGTGGGTTTGACCGGGTGTTCAGTGGACATTTTCATTTGCGGCAACAAAAAAAGAACATCAACTACATTGGCAACTGTTTTCCGCACAACTATGCTGATGCTGGCGACGACAAGCGTGGCATGATGACCTTGGAATGGGGCAAAGAACCTGTGTATCATAGCTGGCCAGGGCAACCCTTGTATCGTGTGCTTAAACTCAGCCAAGTAATTGACAATGCTCCAAATCTTTTATCAGCAAACATGCATGTACGTGTGGAGTTGGACATTGACATCAGTTATGAAGAAGCTGGGTTTATCAAAGATACTTTTGTTAAAGATTATGCCTTGAGAGAAATGGCTTTGATTCCTGTAAAAAACAGCGCAGTAGACACCGACATGGCGCCTGGAGAAATCAAATTTGAAAGCGTGGATCAAATTGTAACTGATCAAATTACCAACATTGAAAGTGAATTTTACGATCCAAAATTACTGTTGAAAATCTATCAAAATTTATGAGTCAAGGAATTTATTACAGAAACAACACCCATGACGAACTACAGGCTGTGGTACTAGGCAATTACTACACACCAGACTATTTTAGATTTATTACCAATGCCAAAATACGCGAACCCCTCATGCGCATTACTGAGGAAGTCAATCAAGATTTAACAGCGTTTGAAAAAATCTTAACTGAGCACGGATCTCAAGTGATCAGACCCAAATTGCCCACCATGGACGAATTTGTAGAGTATCACGAACAAACTCAACAATTTTTATTGCCACCTATAAATCCTCGCGATTGTCACACTGTTGTTGGGCGCCACATGTACAAAATAAGCCCAATGGAAAAAGGCAACCAGTTAGTGGATAATTGCGTGTCTGAATACAATCCATCAGTTGTAGACTTATCCAGGGCCAATCAAGAGTTTTATAATCACAGCATGTCACAGGCACAGCACTATTACAATGTCAATCTAGACACCTGGTACTGCCGCAACAAGTATCATGAGTTAGCTGGACCTGACTGGCCCAAGTTTGAAGATTATGTGGCTGGCGCCAGATCTGATCATCCGTTTATACAACAAGAACTAGAACAATTTGCTCAGGTGCTTTGTTACGAAACCAAAGAGATGAGTTGGCTACAAGGGCCAAACGTGTTGGTAACAGATGATCATGTAGTAGTCGACTGCAACGAGTATTGTGACTATGCCTCCTGGACTCAGCAACACCTAGAACTGGGCGGTCGGGCAGTCACTCAGATAAACACTCGGGCCGGACATACCGACGGGTGTTTTGTGATTCTAGGACAACGCACAATTCTGGGCATAGACCCGTTGATTGATTATGCTCGATATTTTCCAGGCTATCACGTGATTGGTGTTCCGCCTGAAAGTTATCAAAATCATCTAGACGATTTTTTACTGATGAAACAACAAGTAGACGGGCGTTGGTGGGTTCCCGGGGAAGAGCACAATCAGCCTTTTATAAATTTTGTCGAACAGTACCTACATGATTGGACTGGACATGTGCATGAAACTGTGTTTGATGTCAATGTGTTGGCGCTGAATCCCGAAACCGTGTGTGTCAGCAACCACAATCCAGACATCTTTGCCAAACTTCGGCAACGCGGAATTGATCCTGTGGTGGTGCCGTGGCGTCATCGTTTTTTTGTAGATTGCGGTTTGCATTGCTTGACTCTAGACCTGCACCGTGGCAATATGTTATAATCAACTTCATGATACAGATAAAAAAACTAACCGTTAAAAACTTTATGAGTGTGGGCAATGCCACCCAGGCCATTGACTTCGACCGCCAAGATCTTACGCTGGTATTGGGCGAAAATTTGGATCTTGGCGGCGACGGTAGCCGCAACGGCACAGGTAAAACCACTATCATCAATGCTCTCAGCTATTCGTTGTATGGCCAGGCCTTGTCAAACATACGCAAAGACAATCTGGTCAACAAGACCAATGGCAAAAACATGTTGGTCAGCCTAGAGTTTGTAGTTGGCACCCAAGAATACAAAATAGAACGTGGACGCAAACCCAACGTACTAAAGTTTTATGTCAACAACCAGGCGCAAGAAATCACCGACGATGCGCAAGGCGACAGTAGAGAAACCCAGGACGCCATTGAACATGTGTTGGGGCTCAGTCACGACATGTTCAAACATATCTTGGCTTTGAATACCTACACCGAACCATTTTTGAGCCTCAAAGCCAATGATCAGCGAACCATCATTGAACAGTTACTGGGCATAACTTTGCTGAGTGAGCGTGCTGACTCTATCAAAGAACAAAATAGACAAACCAAAGAAGGCATACAGCAAGAAGAATTTCGTATCAGAGCTGTGCAAGAAGCCAACAAGCGCATAGAAGAGCAGATCGAAGCCTTGCGCAGGCGACAACAACTATGGACAACCAAACATGAGGAAGAAGTACAAAAACTCAAGACGGCATTGGAAGAGCTTCAGAAGATCGACATTGACACTGAAATTGCTTCGCACAAAGATCATAAGATTTGGGAACAAAAAAGAAAAGACTTCAACGATCTTACGACGCAGATTTCGCGCACCAAGCTCGACCTTGACCGCGAACAGAAGAGCATTAAGAAACTTGAAGCAGAAATTAAGTCACTTGAATCTCACACATGTCACACTTGCGGTCAAGAGTTCCACGACTCAAAGCACCAATTGGTCTTGGAAGGTAAACAGAAAGATTTGGCAACGGCGAGAGAAGCAAGCCAAGAACATGCCGAGCTCCTGGCAGAAATGGAGATTGCCCACAAATCCTTGGGCACGCTAGGCAAGCCGCCCAAGATGTTCTATGACCACGAAGAGGATGCCATACATCATAGATCAAGTCTGGCAACGTTGCAAAAGCAACTGGAAGACAAACAACACGAAATTGATCCGTACGGCGAACAAATTGAGGACATGACTGGACAAGCCTTGCAAACAGTCAGCTACGACACACTCAATGATCTTACCAGAACACAAGAACATCAAGACTTCTTGCTCAAACTGCTGACCAGTAAGGATAGCTTTATACGCAAAAAGATCATTGAACAAAATTTAAGTTACTTGAATCAACGACTCACACACTATTTGGATCGCATAGGACTACCGCACACAGTGGTGTTTCAGAACGATCTTAGTGTCAGCATTGAAGAACTAGGGCGCGAGTTGGACTTTGATAATTTGAGTCGAGGCGAACGCAATAGATTAATTTTGAGCATGAGTTGGGCATTTCGCGACGTGTTTGAGAGCTTGTATCAACCGATCAATGTGTTGTTTATCGACGAAATGATTGACTCAGGTCTGGACACACAAGGAGTAGAAAACAGTTTGGCTCTGCTCAAACACATGAGTCGCGAACGTCACAAAAGTATCTGGCTTGTGTCACATAGAGATGAGCTAGCAGGACGGGTTGAAAACATCCTGCGGGTGGTCAAAGAAAACGGATTTACCAGTTACAACACTGATGTAGAAATTGTGTAAGGTGGCACAATCAATGATAACTACTAGCCCATGTCATGGTTATTCGAAGGCAAACACATTGAAGCGTTACCCGAAGATTGCGTGGGTTTTGTTTATTTGATCACAAATAACTTAACCGGCAGACAGTATATTGGAAAAAAATTAGCAAAATTTAGTCGAACAACATATAAAACAGTAAAACTCAAAAACGGCAACAAAAAACGCAAGAAAATACGTGGCAAAATCGAATCAGACTGGCAGACATACTACGGCTCCAACGAACAGCTCAACAAAGACATACTGGCGCTAGGCGCTGACAACTTCACTCGCGAAATATTATACTACTGTAGGTCCAAGGCTGAATGTAGTTACATAGAAGCTCGCGAACAATTCTCAAAACGTGTATTAGAAAGCGACGACTGGTACAATGGACACATTCAAGTGCGTGTGCATGGCAGTCATATTCGCAAATTAAGCACCTAGTTTGGTCGAGGCAGCTCGACTCGCAAGGAGGAACGGTGAGATACCCGGTCCGGATGATCTTGTGTGTGCAAGGCAACTGTTAACTTAAGACAGCAAATGGTTTGAGCTCTGTGAAAAAGACACAACTCATGCTTATAGGACTTGGTTCTTCTCGGGTCACTAGGGTTCCGTTGATATGTGAAACTTGAGTAGGGGGTACCGGTCAACCGCCTCCGCGTAGGAAACTACAATCTCATCAGCAAGAAGTGACTGCTTTGACTCGGATAATGCAGATCAAATTCACCCAGCAACGGGTGAATTGTGACCACAAGATCTGGATAATACGGAAAAGCAAAATGTTCTTGAACGCAGTGAAAGAACAGATCTCGTTAGAGATCTCAGAACTGATCAGGCCAATCACGAAACAGGGCATGCTGTATGTCACCAGCAACAAACTGATTGAAACTTTTGTGTTTGGTTTCTAGTTCGCCCTCAAGTGGTGCAACCCTTTGAAATGCCTCATCCATTTGTGCCATGTTTTCAAATTCCATGAGTATCATCCATTCAGGCATGTCTGCTATGCTGCGGAATCCCATTTTGCAACGAGTAATTCTGTAGCTCTGCATCTTGCCTTCGGATATCAGGTGATCAAAGAAACTTTTCATTCCGTTGACCCAGGCTAGGTCTGTGATGTCGCCCTCTTTGTTTGCCCAAATTGTGTATAAGTCTGCCATTATTGTATAGGTCCCAGTAGTTCAAAGCCTTCGATGCCTTGTTTGTATAAGTGTGCTTGATCCAGATACAAAAATTTAAAGCCACGATCTCTGTAGATAGCACACTCGGTTTTTAAACTCTCAATGCCCAGTCTGGTGCGCGGATTGTGATAGTTCCACGCAAATTGACTGGCCAACACATTCTCTTCGTCCAGACGCCGCATAAGGCTAAAAGCCACCAACTCACCGTGTTCTCTGTAACCAAGCACATCGGTCATAGGATCGCGAAACTGTGAATCAAACAAGGGCATGACACTGGCAAATTGCTTGTAAGTGCAGTAGCTTTTGTAGATGTATTTGAGCAAGGGTATGTTGGGCTCGGGCAGATACACCCAGTCCACTGACGGTTTATAGGATGTTTGAGCAAGATTGATTCTAGCAAACTGATAAGTCATGACCTGGGATCCTGCCTGTGCTTGAATAATTCTTGCAAGTAATCCTTGGGCCAAGAATCGTAGAAACCTTTTTGTGCTATTGTTTGAGCACGACGATCCAGATCGCTCAGACTTTGAACCAGGGCCAGTGCATAGGTGCCTTGATTCATGCTTACACCGTTGACAATTTCCGGTAGCTCAGGATGGTCTTCCAGCGCCAGTAAATCTTGATCAACAAGAAATTCTGCGTTGGCTGATTGTAGTTGCATGCTAAATTGCTTGGGTGTGTAACTGCTTGATTTGTAAACAAAAATTACCACGCTGCAATCAATTCCTGTTTGACTCAGAGCTTTGAGATCGTGATAAAGGTCTGCTCCAATTCTGATCTCAAAGTCACGGTCCAGACGAGCTCGCCGAGCATACGGACACGGTGCCCATCCACCCAGAGCCGGATGCGGAACTTCTACAAAGTTCTCAATCCAGTGTTCGATATCTTGAGAAACGTGTGCTAGATCTAACATTAGAAAAACGGCAGTCCTGATTTTTTTGTGGTTTCTAAATTTTCTTTGATAATGCTACTGATCATTTTTCTCTCACTCACACCCAACGACATGGCCTGATCGTAGGTTAACCCGCCACGCATGAACCAGGCCATTTTTAATGCCTCCCGTCGGATATCGTCTGCTTCTTTGTCCATGCCTTCTAGCATTTTGGCAATACGGTCAGAATCCAAGACTAGGAGGCGACTCCGAAAAAACTTGTCATGTCCAAAGTCAAAGTTTGATCATATTCGTGCTGGCACTCTGGGCATCTGATTCGTAAAGATTTGATTTCAGACTGACCTTTGAGTGCAATAATATGGTCTCGCACACTGGTAAACACAGCTCTGTCACAGTTTTGCATAAGCTCAACAATGAACTCGGGCTCAGTTACCAGTGCTGTTGGTGTTTTGACAGCTGCAATACTTTGACACAGGGCATCCACAGTCATGGACGTAATTTTTCTCAAAGCCTGTCCGATTGCTGAAATTTTTTCTTTGTCGGGCATGTCACTTTCGGGCAACATGGCTATGAGTTTTTGTTGATCAAATTGTGTTTGATTGTTGTCGTTGAGATTCTTGTAGTTCATGGGCCTGAAGTAAAACTCCAAATCTCCATGTTTTACATGTTGCTCATAGTTTGGAACTTGTATTTTATCCAATACCTCTCGCAGATCCACTGTGAAATCAGTTTCGGCCTGGCAAGCTGTGCAGGTAGTGCCCAGTTCCATTTCGTGACCATAACTGGCCAAGCGAATGCCCAGCAATATTGTGTCCACATCCATGGCTGGTATTGCCCAGGCATTTTTGATGTTGGGTATACAGCTCTGTATTACGTCTACCATGGCTGAGCCATTGAACAATGCATCCGGAGTGCGATAAGTTATCTCGTCCACCGCAGTCATGGGCAACACGGGTAATTCGCCATTGGGCGGCATGTCCAGCGTGCCATCTGGGTAAAATTGTCCGTTGCTGGGCAATCGTATGTAAATGCTGGGTTGTCTAAAGTACTGTCTTAAAGGGTTGTTTTGGGCCATAATTTTCCTCGGTAAATATAATTATGGCTAATTCAATGACCCCAGAAGATTTTGAACGTTACCTTGACCGCATGGAAGAACAACTGCGTGACGGGTATATAACTCACAAAGAATACAACGACGCAGTCAAAGATGCCAAAATAGGCATACGTGGGTACACTGCCGAATTACAATCAGCCCAGAAAAAACTTGGCATGAGTGCGTTGACCCTGGGCAAAGACATGATGAGCGGCAAGCAAGGGGTATCAGTGTTTGGCGGCGCAGCCGAAGCCGGTGCAGATGCTGTGGCATCGTACACCAAAAAGTTTGGACCAGCAGGGCGAGCAGTGGGCTTGTTTACTCAAGCACTGAGCAGATTTGTCACAGCCAGTCTCAAACAAAGCGATCAGCTATTTGAAAGTTTTCAGAAAATAAGTCAGTCCGGTACTGTCGGTGCCGGCGCCATGAGCGAAGTATTTGACAACATGCTCAAATTTGGTTACACAGTTGACCAACTGGGCAATCTAGGCGACCTGTTGGCTCGCAACAGCAAAGATTTTGGAGTGTTTTTTGCCAGTGCGCTCAAAGGCTCGAG